CGGGAATGAGAAGCACACCAGTGTTGAGGTGTTGATTGTCGCTTCAACACAGAAGGCGGCGCTGGAGGAGATCAACGAAGAGATCAACAATCTGGAGTCCAAGACCATTCACGGGAGCCAAGGCCAGATTGCTTTGCACCCATTGGTCAAGGAGCGGCGCCAGTTGCAGAACGCTTACCTTCAAACTCTCGGCAAGCTGTTGCTCACACCGCGCAGCAAGTCAACCGCCAGGGTGAAGGAGGATGACAACACCGGTTTTGAGGCGGGTGAGGATCCGATCCTGAAACTATGCCAGTGAAGAAAAAGCCAACTGGAAAGCGCAAGGCTTCCGGCCCATTGAGGTCGGAGGCCTTCTTCAATTTTTGCAAGAAGGCGCTGACGCATCAGCATGGTCCCATGCGTGGCAAGCCGTTCGTGTTGGAAGAGTGGCAGATGGAGAAGGTGATCAGGCCGCTGTATGACACGGTCAACGCTGATGGCCGGCGTCAGTATCGCACCTGCTTTGTGGAGATCGGCAGGAAGAATGGCAAGTCATTCCTCGCCAGTGCTGTGGCGTTGTTCGAGTTACTGTGCATGGTTACTGTGCATGGGTGAACCTGGAGCGCAGGTGATCAGCGCAGCCGGCACCCGTGACCAGGCGGCTTTGACATTTGATGTGGCGAGGAAGATGGTTCAGGCCAACCCGATCCTGAGCCAGAACCTGCGCATCTTCAAGAACATAATCGAGACACGTGATGGTGGCATCTACAGGACGGTGAGCGCTGATGCGTTCAGTGCTCACGGGTTGAATATTTCCTGCTGCATTTTTGATGAGGTGTGGGTCCAGAAGAACAGCCTGCTGTATGAGGCGTTGACCACATCGATGGGAGCAAGGAAGCAACCGCTCAACTTCATGATCAGCACCAGCGGATTTGACAAGGAGTCACTGGCGTATCGTCTGCACAGCTATGCGGAGCGGGTGGAGAAGGGATTGGTGGAGGACAAGACATTTTTGCCGGTGTTGTTTGGAGCACCGACGGATGCGGACTGGAAGTCTCCCGAGGTGTGGAAGAAGGCCAACCCTAACCTCGGCGTCAGCGTCTCGATGGAGTTCCTGGAGAACGCTTGCAAGGAGGCGCAGGAGAACCCAGCGCAGGAGATCCCTTTCCGCCAGTTGTTCTTGTCGCAGTGGGTGAGCGCTGAGAGCCGGTGGTTACCGGTGGAGCGCGTGGAAGCCTGCGAGGTCACCGAGGATGAGTGGCCGGACTTCAGCGGTGAGGCGGTGTGGTGTGGCCTCGACTTGTCAAGCACCATCGACCTGACCAGCTTCGCGGCGGTGTGGCATCTCGATGGCAGGTTCTGGGTGCGCACCTGGTCATGGGCTCCCCGTGGCGCGGTGAAGATCAGGGACAAGAGCAACAAGACGCGGTATGACAATTGGGAACGGAGCGGTGATCTATTCGTCACACAGGGTGACGCGGTGGACTATTCACAGATCAAGGCCTTCGTGCTGGAGTTTGCCAGCCAGTACAGGGTGGAGGCCATCACCTTTGACCGGTGGAACTCATCCGCATTGGTCACAGAGTTGCAGAACGAAGGCCTTCCATGCGTCGGCATAGGTCAAGGATTCGCATCGATGAATCCCGCAGTGCGTGGATTCGAGGCCAAGCTACTGTCCGACAAGCTGCGCTTCCACAAGAACCCGGTGTTCAAATGGGCATTCTCTAATGTGGTGCTGGAAAACAACCCAGCCGGTGACAGCAAGCCAAGCAAGAAAGCCAGCCGGGAAAAGATCGATCCCGTCATCGCTGCGCTGATGTCCATCACGAAAGCTGACTTTGACTTGGCTGAAGGCATGGCTGGGAATTATGCCGGGATCACCGTGATCTAATTCAAGTCAATATCCAGAAAACGAAAACCTCCGGTTTCAACCCGGAGGTTTTGCATTTTACCCAGATTAACAAATAAATAATTCCAAAATAAATGTTACCCACGATGAACTATTCCAGTTACTCATGCGTAAGATATATGTGTGGTGAGTGAAACGGATGGCACAAAGAGGAGGCCACCAAAATGTACCGAATGACAAGCGAAGGTTTTGAGGTTTCGGGTTTGAGCTTGGAAGGTGTCCGTAAGGCGCTGGCCTTCGATGGGATCACTGGAATCTATTTGACCAGCCGGGTCCTGAACAATGGACCAAGAATTTTCGGTTCTTGGACGGTTGTGGCAATGTGAGCGGTTTTAACAACAAGAAGGAGGTGGGTGATGATGAGCTTAATGTTTGGATTGGTGGTGTTGGTGGGCGGCCAAGCTGGAGCCAACCAGGATTATGAGCGAAAGCTGCTGGCTTACGAGGCGCTTATTGCGCGCACAAGATCGTCAAGCGTTACGCAAGGTGGGCTTGAGGATAACGACAGGTTCCTTGGTTATTTCTCTGGACAGGTTCAAGTCACGATAATCGGTCGGTTGGCTAGCGGTGACAGCGCACTTATGACGAGTGATCATAGGATGAAGGCCAAGAGGGACAAGCTCTGGGTCTTAAGGAAGCCTGGTAGCTCAGTCTTGCCAGAAAAGGCCAGTATGCCTGGGGACGCTCTTTTCTATAAGACCGGTGAAACCGCAAAGATTCGAAATATTGATTGTGAGGTTGTTGAACTCGTCATTGGCGCGGACTGGGATAACATCCGGATAACTGCGTCTAAAAACGTGCCGAATCCGCGCAACTCGCTTGGCGACACATCCGGGCTCACCAACCAAGGCGCAGTAGATCTCATGATAGCCAACTCGGCAAACGAGATTCATCAGCGCAAACATGACAACATGCTCAAGTTTGAGCGGGCAAGGCTTGAGTCTATACAGCGCAACAATGCCGAGTTGGCCGCAGCCAAGGCTGATGCTGACAAGAAGAAGAAGGCCGAGGCCGAGGTAGCCAACAGGATACCCAACGAGAATGCAGCGCTGGATAAGCTGGTATCAGATGTCGCCAAATCTGTCGCCAACTTCAAACGGATCAATTCCAGCGCAGATGCTGACTGGTACACCCAGATCGAATTCTCCAAGCGTGCCATCACCAGGCACATTGAGAAGCTGGAGCAGGCAAAAGCCGGGTGGGCCAAGTTGAAAATGGATCCGCAAATGTTGGCGGATATGACCAAAAAAGCAGACGCCGCAATCGCTCTCGGGAAGGCGACACTGGGGAAAGGAGGCGCAAGGTAGGCTTGAAGATTAATAGTTCTTTTGCGTAACATTACATGAGAGCAGACACTAGGAGGGATTCCAAATGAAACTTCTCACAGTCGGTGAGGTGGCGGAAGTGTTGCAGATTACCCCGCACGGTGTGCGGGCCATGATCCGCAAGGGAACCCTGAAGGCTGACAAGGTCGGCAGGGATTACCTGATCAAGGAGTCGGATTTCAAGAAGTTGGAGCGACCTGGAAAAGGTCGGCCAAAGAGAGACTGATGCGTATAATAAGCGCAAGCCACAGGGAGTAGTGATCCCTGTGGCTTGCTGACCAAGGACCCTTACATGGAGGATCGATGGCTATGTGCAAGTCTCCCAATTGCAAGCATAAAAGAAAAGCTGAAAAAATCTGCACGGTTCCCGGTTGCGGCGGAACTTTTAGAATTGCACGCGGATTGTGCAACACTCACTGGCTGAGGTGGAAGAGAGGCGACAAAACAATACAGCCTCAAGAATCTGAGTTTGAATCGACAGTCGGAAAGGTTTGTTCTGTAGATGGGTGTGAATCGGATGTTTACGCCAAGGGACTCTGTGACCAACACTACCAAAGAAAGCTGCGGAATGGCAGCGAGCACGATGTTCGCCAAACACGACATGGAACCATAAAGGCTGCAAGGCCAGATCTATTTGATCAGCTTGTAAACAAGGCGGACGGTGAATTCACGCTGGGATGCGCCGCCATGGTTGAGTGGATCTGTCAGCAGTGTGGCGAGAAATATTTCGCCACCGTCGCATCAAGGGCTCAACTCGGTACAGGCCATCAAGATTGCGCCAGATTGTTTGTTGGAAAGAAAAACAAGAATCCAAAACCGGGGCAAAGTCTGGCAGACCTGTATCCAGAAAAGGCAGCAATGCTTTTGGATCAATCGCTTGGCAAGAAACTAAAACCAAAATCTCACGACCTTGTTTGGTGGAAGTGCCCGGAATGCGGGGAAGAATGGCAGGCGACTGTTGACAATGTGGTTGGCGGAACTGGATGCTCAGGGAAATGCATGGCCGGAAAATCTGGCTACAAGAAAACCATGACCGGGTTCTTTTATTTCCTGGAAAAGCCTGGCATGTTGCAGATCGGAATAACAAACAACCCATCACGCAGGGTTCACTCTGTTCACGCTGGAAACGGGTGGAGGCTGGTGGACATGCTGGAAAACGCTGATGGCCGGGTTATTCGCCAATTAGAGTCCGCTGTGAAGAACCGTCTGGCAGCATTATCTATTGATACCGGGAGGCGTGCTTTCAGGGAAAAATTTGATGGGTGGTCAGAGTCGTGGTTCCAGCATGACCTGTACGCCACTTCTATTTGTGATCTTCTTGGCAAGCTTGGCGTTCCAATGCCTGAGTGATTACCTCTGACAGTTCCATGCTCCCGCTATAAACGGGAGCATGGCACCACTCCTCCAATCAGCACAAAGCTGGATAGCCGGCATTTTTCGCAGGTCCCACCCCAAGGGATCTCTGTGGAAAACTGTCGGCTATAACCTTTCCGATCCTGGCACCGCAAGTTTTCTGGGTTCATCCGGCGGCATCTCCCCCCACGACGCGGTGACCATCTCGGCAGTCCACTGCTGCGTCAGCCTGATCTCCAATACCATCGCCGGTCTTCCACTGTTCCTGTATCGGTCATCCGGTGAAGGCCGAGCCAGAGCGACCGATCACCCACTCTTCGACCTGCTCCACGCTTTCCCCAACGATGAGATGGGAGCCGTGGACTTCCGCTCCACCCTACTGAATGACGCACTGTTGTATGGCAATGGCTTCGCTGAGATTGAG